AGGATGTTAGGTACGGTTTTTTTAGGTAATCCGCATGCATAGCGGAGTAAATCGACTTGACGCATAGTCAGAAATAAACCATCGTCAATATCTTGGAAAGCTTCTTCAAGTTCGCGTTCTAATTGAACTTGGTCGGCCCATTGTTGCTGGTTTTCTATATCACTCATTGAGTACCTTTCTATAACACCGCGACATTGCGGTATTTAGATATTAAGCCAACTTAAGAAGATATGCAACAATTATTTGTAAAAATGTTGTAAATAAGTTAAGATACCTGAATGAATCCTACTGCAATTATTAAACTTCTTGGTGGCCCTACAAAAGTAGCCAGTTTGGTAGGCGTAAGCGTTCCCGCGGTATCTATGTGGCAAAACAGTCAGATTCCACAAGACAAGCTAGTAATCCTAGCGGCTAGGCTGGAAAAGGAATCGCACGGTTTAGTCAGTAGGAAATCGCTTTTTCCCAACACCTATAAATTAATTTGGCCCGAACTAAATTAAGTTGGTGTACAATTTTCAGTATTGAGGACTAGAACACTCGATAAGTAAAGGTTTTAGAGGTGATTTTGTGGGTTTAGGAAATGAAGTAAAGAGGCATTTCTTAAGCCGTTCTAGCACAAAGCCACCCCTAAAGCCCTTTTTTATTGTCTATTCCCATTCGTACTCCAAACGATATTAAGCACCTAAATGGGTGGCGTGGAATAGAACATGGGCTGGTTTACACCTAACAGCAAGCCCCGCGAACTTAAATGGGTATCGCACAAGACGGGAAGCGCAATGGTGATAGACAACCTTCCCATCGATTGAACATTAACTTCGGTAGCATTAGTTTAGGTAAAAGCATTAACTACTTAAATAGATGGAGGCTAATCACCTTTGGGCAACCTATGGGAAAAAAACAACAAAATAAATATTTTTCTAAGGAAAACCCTAAGTTTGTATAAAAAGCTTGATTTATTACTTAAGCTGGCTTAACCTACAAATACTCAATGTTGAGTGAAAAAGCAAAGGAATAGAAAATGAAATACGCCCACATATACAAAAACAGCAAATATTTAGGTGGCGGTTACAAGCTGATTGCTTCTGTAAATACAGGAATTGCTGACGGATTATATGTCGAACAGTTTTACCCTAATCTTCGCACCGCTAAATCTGCGGCTAAAAAACAAAACTTAATTTTGTGGAACTGCTAATCATGGATAACCCAATTGGATATTTATTACGGGCGGTGCTTGGCACGCTGTATTTATCAAACGCCAAAGCCCAGACCGTTGCGATACAAAACCCAGCAGGATACACGCAGGGCTACATTCAACAAAACGGCAACACGGTAAACCTGATTACACCTAACGGCAATGTCGCGGCCACAGGCACGGTTTACCCAACCCAGATAGCGTTGCCATCGGGCGCGGCAATAGGAGTACCAAGCTACACCGTTCCAATGACACCACCAAGCCCACCATCACCGAGGGTATTGCAATGATTACTATTACTGGACTAATTGAATTTGACCCAGATGATGTAACTGGCCCATTAATGCTAATTCGCCACAGACAAAATTTGTATTGGGATGAATGTCTTGAAGAAGCTAAAAATGTTTATGAATTTAATTTTGAATACGATTGTGGTACGCAAAATTACGAATTTGTATCGTTAAAAAAAATAACAAAAGCAAAAGCAAGAAAGAATAAACAATGACAACATTTACTACTGAAGATCGCTTAGTTGCTGAAAAAGATGGCTCAATTACGCTTAATTGTGATTGGTATCAAAAACAATACTATCAATTGCTTGAACAGCACAAAATGCTGGAAGAAGAATGTGCGGCTTTAAGGAAACAGTTAAATGAACTTTGCTGATTTCTATGCCATTTATCCACGCAAACAAGGGCGCAGGGCGGCTGAACGCAGTTGGGACAGGCTAACCCAGCAAGAGCAACAAGATGCGTTTGTAGCGCTTCCTAATCATTTGGCTTATTGGAAGTTAAAACAAACTGAAAAAGATTTTATTCCGCACCCTGCTACTTGGTTAAATCAAGGCCGCTGGGAAGATGAACTGGATATGGAAGTCAAAAAGCTTAAAAAGCCAGAACTGCCTTGGTATTCCAGCGAAGAATTGACCAAAGCCAAAGCTCAAGAGGTTGGTTGTCAAGCTTATGCAGGTGAAGGCTGGCAACAATGGCGTGCGCGGATTAGTCAAAAGATTAAGCAGTTGGATGAACAGCTTTAAGCAACAGATTGAATACTTGGCCCATGCCTACATTGCCATTGCCAAACGGGAACGTAGCTGGAATCGAGTTAAAGAGTTAATTGAACGAAATCAAGATACCGCTGATGCGGTGAAAAATAGGATAAAAGAACTGTATGCGCGAAATAGACCCCAATAAATGTATCGACTTTATTCTGGAAAACGCTGGTAAATACGCCAAAGCTAAAGGTGAACTTGCCCAGCTTGAGGTGTTTAAATCCAGCCTAAAAGCCATAATGATGAAAAAGGCTAACGAGCAAACCATTGGCGCACAAGAACGTGAAGCTTACGCCAGCCAAGAGTATCAAGACCACTGCGCGGCAATTGGTGTAGCCACTGAAAACGCTGAAAAGCTTAAATGGGAACTGGAAGCGGCACGTCTGCGACACGCAACGTGGCAAACTCTGGAAGTATCAAACCGCAACCAAGACAGGATTATGAAATGAAATTAGCTGAAGAATTATTGATTTTGAAGGCGTTAACAAAAATGTTTGAAGTAGCTATGGCAAAATCTGATGCCGTGCTGATGATGGAAATAGCCGTAGATATGGCTGAATCAGCAGAAAAACTAGAACAACACGCCGTGGACAATGCAAACAAGTAAATGTCAACAAAAGCAGAAAAAGAACACTACCGCAAAGTTGCTGAACTGGGATGCTCATTATGTAGGCATCAAGGCAACGAGGGAACGCCAGCAGAACTGCATCACATTAGACGAGGTAATATCCCTCGTTCTACAGCACCCGTCATTCCGTTGTGCCCCTATCACCATCGCGGATCAAATACCAGTATTCACGGAATGGGCCGCAAGCGTTTTGAGCGAGAGTATGCCATCACGGAAGAACAACTCTTGGTACAGACCGAGGAGTTAATCAATGCTTGTGCTTAATCTGCCTTTGCCGCCCAGCGTAAACAGCTACAGAACCATTTTCCGTGGTCGCATGGGCATCAGCAAAGCAGGGCGCGAGTTTAAAAATCAGGTTAGCGACTATGTGGTTGAATACCGAGTACCCAAGCTAGGCAATGCACGCCTTGAGATGAAAGTAGTTATTTATCCACGCGACCGCCGCAAACAAGACATTGATAACCGAATTAAAGCTTTGTGGGATGCGCTAGGTGATGCTGGAGTATTTGACGATGATGAGCAAATTGATGTTTTACACATTGAACGCGGTGAAATAAAAAAAGGTGGTGGGGTGCTTGTAATGATTGATATTCTTGATAAAATCGAGGAAAATACACCCATAACTTAAGGATTTATATGGAAAATTGCGCTTTATTCGCGGCAACCTTACTGCATAGTGCAACAAATACGCACTTTTTCCATTGGTCAACCGATAGTTATTCCAAACACAAAGCTTTACGCCAATACTATGACGGAATTGTGCCGCTTGTTGACAGTTTTGTTGAAAGCTATATGGGTAAATACGAAAAATTTACTTCATTTCCAAGCACATACCATCAGCCAAAAGACCCAGTTAAATACTTAAAAAGCTTGCAATCCTTTGTGCAGGCGGCACGCGATGATTTGCCCCAAGATTTAGAACTACAAAACCTTGTAGATGAAATTGCTGATTTAATTAATTCAACGACCTACAAGCTGGTCAATCTCAAATAGGACACATCATGCCATTAGACAAATCAGGCACAGAAGCATCGGTAGGCCGCAACATTAAAAAGCTTAAAAAAGAAGGCATGAAAAAAAGCCAAGCAACGGCTATTGCTCTTAATGTTGAACGCGATAACGCTAAAGGCGCACGCCGCGCAAAGCTTGAAGAAGCTTACGGGCGCTTTCTTGGCAAACGGGAAGAAGAATAATGGAACACATGAGCCGCAAATACAAGCCAGAAGATGCCATGCTTAGACCGCATAAGGAAACCACACTGGAAAAGCAACAACGCTTACGCCTTGAGCGCAGAGCCGCTATTGCCAACAAGCTTAAAGACTTGGATAAAGAAGTTAAGTAAATGGCTTCAATTGCTGATCTTCTTACAGAAGGCTTCCGTAATGTAGTCCCAATGGACATCCGCACCTATTCAAGCACATTGATGGGTAACCGCGAGCCAATTACTGAAAAGAACTTCACGCAAGCTGAATTGGCTGATATGCAAGATGTAATCAACCAATCCCAAAAACGGGGTGGTTCAAGCGTTCAATACAAGGATTACAACAAATACATGGGTATGAACGCACGCCCAGAGTATGACCCACAGATTGCCACGCACGATACATTAGGCAGGTTTACTTACCAAACCGCGCCCAATCAGACTGTCATTACAGACCGTTACGACTTTGCTAACCCACAACGCCAAGAAGCAGTCCAAGCTTACGAAGGCATGAGCAACTGGCAAAAACCTATTGAAGTCATTAAACGCGCCGCGCACATAAATCCATTGGTAATGCTTGGTAGAACTGCCAGTGAGTTAGGTAATGCTTACATAGGTAATGAAGGCAGAGATGTCAACATACAGTTTGATCCTCAAGCCCTAGCGAAAGCATTAAAAAAGAAGTAGAATTAACCTATCTTAATCAACTACTTGGATAAGGTATGGAAAATAAAGTATCGAAATCTGTAGAAGGCAACTTAAACAGAGCAGGCAGACCAAAGGGTACGCCTAATAAGTCAACAGCGCTCGCTAGAGAGGCGATCGCCAAGTTTGTGGACGGGAATAGCCACAAGCTACAAGAATGGCTTGACGAGATCGCTATGAATGAAAAGCTTGGCCCTAAAGTTGCATTTGATTGCTTCATGCAGGTTGCTGAATACCATGTACCAAAGCTTGCCAGAACAGAACAAGTCGGGGATGCTGAACAACCAGTAGTCCATGTGTTTAAATGGAAGGATTAAAAGAGGTAGTCCACGAGTTTGAATACAAAGCCCGTGATGCTTTTAAAGATTTCCATTACCGTAAAGAACGCTGGGCAGTGCTGGTCTGTCATCGGCGTGCAGGCAAGACCGTTGCAAGTATTAATGATCTGATTCGTAGAGCATTAGCTGAAAACAAGCCTAACGGCAGATACTTCTATTTAGCACCTTACTATGCCCAAAGCAAATCAATTGCTTGGGATTACTTGGTTCGTTATGCCGCACCAGCTATGGTTAAAGCCAATCAATCAGAACTATGGGTTGAATTGGTCAATGGGGCGCGTATTAGGCTATTTGGTGGTGATTCTCCAGATTCTTTGCGCGGTCAATACTGTGACGGGATTGTCCTTGACGAATATGCGGACATGAAACCGCGTATCTGGGGAGAAATTGTCAGGCCACTTTTGGCCGATAGAAACGGTTGGGCTACCTTTATCGGGACACCGAAAGGGCATAACAGCTTTTACGAAATCTACAATAACGCCCTTAAAACAGAGAATTGGTACACCAAGACACTAAGGGCAGACCAATCTGGCTTATTGCCTGCATCAGAACTATTAGATGCTCAAGCCATGATGTCAGCCAATCAGTACGAACAGGAATTCCTTTGCTCATTTGAGGCGGCTATTCTGGGCGCGTACTATGGTCAAGAAATGCGCCGTATCACTGATATGGACAGAATCACCAATGTTGACTATGACCCAATGTTTCCTTGCCATACTGTCTGGGACTTGGGATTTAACGATTCCACCAGTATTATCTGGTTTCAAGTGGTTTACGGTGAGATACGGGTACTAGATCACCACATGAGTAATGGTCAAGCTATACCGTTCTACACTGGATTGCTTAAGCAAAAAGAAGATGAGTTTGGCTACAAATATGGGTATCACTACCTGCCCCATGATGCTAGGGCTAAAACTCTGGCATCTGGCGGCAAGAGCATAATTGAACAAATTGCGACAAAAATTGACATAAAACATCTAAAAATTGTTCCAAACCTATCACTTCAGGATGGAATTCAAGCAACAAGGCTTGCATTAAGTAGAACTTGGTTCGATAATAAGTGTGACGAACTTATCGAATGTTTACGGCAATATCAACGAGAGTGGGATGATGACAAAAAAGTATTTCGAGATCGCCCAAAACACGATTGGACATCCCATTCCAGTGATGCCATGCGTTATCTCTCGATTGTCTGGACAGACGAAGATGGCCCAGCACTCAAAGACAACCGTATTCGCGGACTTGGTGTCGGCGAAACAGATGTGACCCTAAATGATATGTGGCGCGAAACCCCTAAATCTACTTACCGTAGGATATAAATATGGAACATAACTACCAAGATTGGTACAACATCATTGCCAGTTACGAGCGAACAGCAAAATCTTGGGAAGATAGGGCAGACCGCATCTATAAGCGTTATCGTGATGACAGCCGTACACGCAACAACCCTAATGCACGCTTCAATATCCTTTGGTCAAATGTCCAAGTCTTAACTCCTGCTGTATTTGCACGCTTGCCGCGCCCAGATGTAAGCCGCCGCTTCCGTGATAACGATCCAGTGGGTAGAGTGGCATCAACCATCCTAGAGCGCGCCCTAGACTACGAAATTGAGCATTATGGTGACTATGCCAGCGCAATGAAGCAATCCGTTCAAGACCGCCTGCTTGGTGGTCGTGGCACATCTTGGGTTCGCTATGAACCGCATTTTGTTGCTGATGAACAAGGCATGCCTGAAGATGGCTTCCAAGTCACTAGCGATACTGATGAAGATGAAACACCAGAAGGCATGGAGAGGGAAAACCCTGAACGCATTGAATACGAGTGCGCTCCTGTTGACTATGTATATTGGCGTGACTTTGGCTTTACCGTAGCACGCACATGGGAAGAAGTTACCGCAGTCTGGCGCAAGGTCTATATGGATCGCCCAGCACTGGTAGAACGCTTTGGTGAAGAATTAGGTGGCAAGATTCCACTTGATACCAAGCCAGAAACAACCAAGACTTACAACGAAAAGATGGGCGAAGGTGCATCTGAAGCTGTTGTGTATGAGATTTGGGACAAAACCACAGGTATGGTTATCTGGCTGTCCAAGTCAACGGGCAAAATCCTTGACAAAGTAGCTGATCCGCTTGAACTTGAGAACTTCTGGCC